TTGATCTTGGTGATACGTTTGATAATCGTAAGGGGATTGATTTTAATGTTTGGAGCAGGGTGCGTCAACATTATTTTCAACGCCTTGAAGACATGGGTATCTTCGTTCACATGATTCTTGGCAATCACTGTACCTATTATAAGAATACCAACGAGATTAACTCACCCGATTTGCTGCTGAAAGATTTTAGTAATATTGAAATCTACTCTCGCCCAGAGACAGTAATGATTGATGGCACTAAGATTCTTATGCTTCCTTGGATTAACTCTTCTAACATGGAAGAGACAATGAAGTTGATTAATGATACCAGTGCTGAAATTGCTATGGGTCATTTGGAGTTGAATGGATTTTTAGTCACTCCTGGTATGACAATGGATCATGGCATGGATCCTGCTATCTTTAAAAAATTTAAACAAGTATTCTCTGGACATTTTCACCACAAGTCAAAAAGAGGAAACATTCAATATCTTGGTAACCCCTATCAAATGTTTTGGAATGATTATAAAGACGAGCGAGGATTTCATCTCTATGAGCCAAAGACAAATAAACTCAAGCGGGTCAAGAACCCTTATGAGATTTTCCAGAAAATCTATTATAATGATTCTACTAGTTCTCATCTCAGCTTCGATACCTGTGAGTGTGCAAATACTTTTGTCAAGATTATTGTAGAAGATAAAAAAGATTACTTGGCATTTGAAAAGTTCGTTGACGAAGTATTTGCTAAGCAACCACATGACGTAAAGATTATCGAGACATTAGTGAACGATGCATTTGTTGAAGATGATGAAGTCACTGAGGTTAAAGATACATTAACTCTTCTCAACGAATATATTGATGAGGTAGAGTTAACCGTTGACAGAAACAAACTTAAGAGTATCATGAAGACACTATATATTGAAAGCTGTGAGGTAGTATAAATGTTTCTGATCACTCTCCAAGAACAACCAGACGGTGTTTACTCGGTGCTTGACGAAGAGGGCGATCATGTAGTATACTTCTTTCGGGAGGAAGATGATGCCGAAAGGTATCTTGGTTTGTTGGAAGCAAACAGCACAGAAGAAAATCTTCCTCCTTTAATGACATACGAAATAGATGCCAAAGCTGGTATCGGAATGTGTGAGATGAGAAACATGAAGTATCTCATCGTTGAACCCGACGACATTATTGTTCCCCCTCATTACTATGATAATCTTCAAGACGATTAAATGGAAAAACTTTCTATCTACTGGCAATCAGTTTACTGAAATTTCGTTAACTGACAGTAAAAGTAGTTTGATTGTGGGGGCAAATGGTGCTGGCAAGTCAACCATTCTCGATGCCCTCACTTTTGCTTTGTTTGGTAAACCATTTAGAAAGATTAACAAACCACAGCTACTCAACTCTATCAATCAATCAGATTGTGTTGTGGAAGTTAACTTTGATGTTGGTAGAAATAAATATACAGTAACTCGTGGTATTAAACCTAACAAGTTTGAAATACAACAGAATGGTGTGCTGCTTGATCAAGATGCATCTGCTGTAGATCAGCAAAAACATTTTGAGCAAACCATTCTCAAAATGAACTACAAATCATTTACTCAGATTGTGGTGCTAGGTTCATCTACCTTTGTGCCTTTCATGCGTCTTCCCCTGGCAGCTCGTAGAGAAATCATCGAAGACATCCTTGACATTCAAATCTTCTCAACAATGAATGTCAATCTAAAAGAAAAGATTAAAGTAATCAATGATGAGTTGAAAGACCACGAATATAAACTGTCTTTGGTCAAAGAGAAGATTGACATGCAAAAGCAGTTTATGCTTGACATTGAAAAGAAGAATAAAGAAGACATTCAGGAAAAAGAGAATCGTAAAGACACCCTATTAAAAGAGGCACTAGATTATGAATCGGAAATCCTCAATAACGACACGGAAATCAACGCTAAGACCACTGCCGTTTCAGACACGCAGACTCTTAAAACAACGATATCTAAGATCACTTCGATCAAAGAGAAACTGTCAACCAAGCGAAAGTCACACGCAAAAGAGAAGAAATTCTTTGAGGAGAATGATGCTTGCCCAACATGCGGTCAGAGTATCGCAGAGCATTTTAAACAAGAGAAGATCACGCTTCTCTCGGATAAACTTGCTGAGGTGGAAAAAGGCGTGTCTGATTTGGGACAACAACTTTCCGATCTCCAAAGTAAAGAAGATACCTTTATTCTTTTGATTGATGAAATAAACGAACTCAATCAAAAAAATAGACAACTCAATAATGAAATTAAGTCACTTCATAAACGAATTGAAGAACTGGACGACGACATCAGAAAACTCAGGGATTCAGATGTCAATCAACGGGAGCAGTTTTCAATTCTTAAATCCCTTAGCGAAGACGGGAAGCGAGTCCAAGAAACAATTTCTGAAACAAAAGAAGAAAAAGACTGCTTACTCACAGCGGCACAACTTCTCAAAGACTCGGGCATCAAAACGCGCATCATCAAAAAATACTTACCGACGATGAATAAACTCATCAACGATTACCTAGAGAAGATGGAGTTTTCTGCAAGTTTTATGCTGGATGATAACTTTGAAGAAGTAATCAAATCACGATATAGAGATGAATTTAGTTATGAATCTTTTAGTGAAGGTGAAAAAGCTAGAATCGATATTGCTCTACTGCTTACTTGGCGTAGTGTTGCTAAACTTAAGAATAGCGTGGATACTAATCTTTTAATCTTAGATGAAATCTTTGATGGGTCACTTGACCAATCTGGCAATAGCGACCTTGGATGGATTCTAAGAAGCTTTGATGATAAAACAAATGTGTTTGTTATTTCTCATCGAGAAAATATGGCGGATAAATTTGAAAGATGCTTAAGATTTGAGAAGCATAAAAATTTCTCATACGTCACTGACGAAGTATTTGATTGACTTATAAAGGGTTGCATCGGCATCCCTTTTGTCGTATACTAGGTGCAACACCGAAAGAGACCGATGCTCAACACCGAAGTCAAAGGCAATCTTGCCCGCCTGCTTGCCGCCGAGAATCTCATTGTAGAGCATCGCCACGTTGAGACGGCAATGTTTAATATTAAGGATCGTGTGTTGACTCTTCCTATGTGGGAGAAAGCATCTGCCAATGTCTACGACATGCTGGTGGGTCATGAAGTCGGTCACGCACTCTATACCCCCGACAAGTGGGGTAACGATTATGGCATTCCTCAGTCCTATCTGAATGTGTGTGAGGATGCTCGTATTGAGAAATTGATGAAGCGTAAGTTTCCTGGTCTGGCTCGTAACTTCTATGCTGGTTATAGGGAGCTTGCCGATGATGACTTCTTCTGCATTGGTGATCGTAGCATGGATACCTATGCATTGATTGACCGTATCAATCTTTACTTTAAGATTGGCGTCCATGCTGGTGAAGTATTCACTTGGAAACCCGAAGAAAAAGTATTTGTTGATGCTCTCTCTGCTGCAGAAACCTTTGATGAGGTTGTAGAAGTTGCTCGTAAAATCCTTGAATATACTAAAGAGGAGGAGCAAGAGAGAGTAGACGTGCAAACGAATACTACCAATACCACTCAAGGCGGGGGTGATTCCACCTCAGATGAGGGTGAGGGCGATGCTGACCAGCAAGTATCTGGTGATGGCAACCAAACTCAAGGTAGTGCTGATGCAAACCAACCTGATAACTCTGGTGGTGGTGCTCAGAATGGCGCTGGTCAAACTGGTGGTATGGAGTCTGAAACTGATGCTGCATTCAATGAAGCACAAAAGAAACTGCAAGATGATTCCTATCACCCAAGAGAAATCAATTATATTGAGCTTCCTCCTTTAAAGATTGACTCGATTGTTGTTGATAACAAAACTGTAATGGAAGAATGCTCGGTCACCTTTAATGAGCAGGCGCAATCTCTCTTCGATGAAGTTGATAAATCTTACGCTAAGTTTCGCGCAGAAGCTCAGCGTGAGGTCAACTACCTTGTGAAAGAGTTTGAGATGCGTAAGTCGGCAGACCAGTATGCTCGTTCATCTACTGCTAAGACTGGCATTCTTGATACTCAGAAACTCCATACCTACAAGTGGAATGAAGATGTATTTAAAAAGATTAACATTGTGCCAGATGGTAAGAGTCATGGTCTGATTTTTATTCTTGACTGGTCTGGGT